CCTCTGGAAGGACAGAGGGCCGTTGCTGAGGTCGTTATGACTAGGGTAGAATCACCCCGTTGGCCCGACGAAATCTGTGCCGTTGTCTTTCAACACAAGCAGTTCTCGTTCACCCACGATGGAAAATCTGATAACTATCGCAAGTACAACAGCAATGTCTTCGACAGACAAGCGATTGATATAGCTGAGACAATAGCTAAGTCAGTGCTAAAAGGTGATCGTCTTGGCTTGACTTCTACCCACTATCATACTACCTCAGTATCACCATATTGGGCCAAAAGTTACCACCGAGATGGTCGCATTGGCACACACGTTTTTTACACAGCACCCGAAGGGAAATGAGAATGTTTAACATGACACTTGAGCAACACTTGGAAGAGATGGGTATCCGTCCCAAGTCAATCATCCGTGAGCTAGAGGAGCTCCTTGATCCACGGCTGGAGTATCTGGCGAAGGGGTACTTTAATGACCCCCGCAATGGAAATAATGAGGTGCCGTTCTGATGAGTATTACAGCATTTTACGTTCAACACGCTGGCTCTGACCTTATGGTCGTAAACAGTGCTAGGGTATCATTTGGTAAGCGTAGTGAGATGGAGGATGATCTTTGGGGGCCACCTAAGCTCAAAGAAGATGACGCTAGGTTGATCCGATACCTTGCCAAACATAATCACATCAGCCCCTTTAACCACACATGGGTTACGTTCCAATGTCGTGCGCCTATGTTTGTAGCACGTCAGCTTCAAAAACATGAGTATATGCCTTGGAATGAAATATCTAGGCGGTACACAACTAAAAATATTGAGTTTTATACTCCAGAGGTATGGCGTGGTAAGTCGGAAGATAAGAAGCAGGGGTCTGATGGTGTCGTTGATGTGGGTGACTGGGGTGATGCTAACTGGGCATGTCTAAAAGCCTACAACGATCTGCTTGACATGGGAGTAGCCCCAGAGCAAGCCCGTATGGTACTGCCTCAGAGTATGTACACGGAGTGGTTCTGGAGCGGAACGGTAGGGGCCATAGCGAAGATGTGTAACCTACGCTGTAAGCCTGATACACAGGCAGAGACACGCATTGTAGCTGACCAGATCAGTGAGAAGATGAAAGAGTTGTTTCCTGTATCGTGGGGGGCTTTGACAGATGACTAAACTGTATGACTTAGAGCCAATGATAATGGACTGTTGGCAGGTCTGTAATGACCTTGAGGTTGTGTTCAGACAGATCGGTGACGGTGAGCGTGAGCCTACCCCAGACGAACTGATGAACGCCCTGCTTGGTATGCAGCAGCTATACCAGTGGAAGTTTGAGCAGTTGTTCTTCAAGTATGAGGAGGCACTCCGTGACAGACAATGAGTGGCCCTTAGAGGCAGACTTTAGTGACATCAGACCTATGACACCAGAGGAACGTAAGGCTGCACAGGAACGTGACGAGGTTAACAAGTGGCGCAAGTGTGTAAGCTGTGGTAATGCAAGCAAGGACACATGGTGTGGCTTATGTCTGGAGGAAGAGTAATGATAAACAGTGAGTGGCGAGAGTTGATAGCAGAACAAGAAAACTTTAAGGAGAACGTAATGTCAGAGCATACAGCAGACATCGTGAATGAACCTAAGCATTATGCACGGTGGAAGATCGAACCTATCACATACATCATGCAGAATGGCTTTGAGTTCTGGCGTGGGAATATCATAAAATATGCCAGTCGTGCAGGGTACAAGCCCTACGAGGGTATGAGTAAGGCTCAGTGCGAGATCACAGACCTTGAGAAGGTCATTCGTTATGCTGAGATGCGTATCAATCAACTGGAGGGTAAGGACAAGCTATGACTAAAGAGGAGCTAAAGAAACTCATAAAGGCTTTGGATAAGTCTGAGGATGTCACAGTCGAGGAAGCTGTGTATCTGATCCGAAAGCGACAGCGAGAGTTAGAGAACTTGGAGGTAGAGTATGAGCTTAACTGGGCCTGAAATCGTAGGTATGTGCGAGAAGTTAGCCAACAGGTTTAACTCTCCCTCACACCGTGATGACATGGTACAAGAGGGTGTACTAAAGTGTTACGAGATATTGGCTGACGATGAGAAGGTACATCCAGCGCACCTCTACAGGGAAGCTAAGAGGCGTATGCACGATTACCTTAATATTGATGTGTTACCTGTCGCTATGCCAAAGTCTAGGACTATACGGGACATCGTAAGGACTGGTGATAGTAATAACTACAGTAACTACGGAGAGGGGAACATAGAGTGGATCAAGAGTATCCTATCAGCCGACAGGACACCTTACGAGGAACACTTCTCTTCATCAAAGAGAGACCATGCGCAAGAGTACGAAGACAAGGATTATCAAAACTACCTGTTTAAGGTAGCAGAGGATGTTTTAACGACAAAAGAAATGGAGGTTATGAGGATGCGTTATGTCTACGGTATGTCGCAAGATGATGTAGGACTGAGGTTGAATCAGAACAAAATGTGGGTATCAAGACGAGAAGATTCAGCCCTTAATAAAATGCGTAAGTCAATACTGTAACAATTCGTGATGTTACAGATTTCAGAAAGGGTCACTATAAGTAAGTGTAGGGTTTACATAAGTTATGACTTTAGATATTACTTCTAGTGTGTATAACATAAGAAAGGAACGTAAGTATGGACGATGATGACTACTACGATCATCTTAATGAGAAAGTCAGGGAGCATACTGAAGATGTTGATGCGTCAGGTCTGGGGCATAATAGTGCAGTATTGATTATTGGTCGTATTAAATCTACGCTTGATAGTCTTGTTAAACTGGATGAGGAACATGAAGAAGCCTTACAGCATCTTGTGGACAATCAGGAAGAGGAACGTGAGACAATCCTTCTGGTTCTTGGGAGACAATTACTTGAGGGTCGTAAGCTCCATGAAGGAGACCGTCAGTTTGGTAAATGGTGCAATCGCAACTTTCCAAACTTGCGAGAGGTCGTTAGCAAAGACGATCAAGCAGCTATCATTTGGGCAGCAGAGTTTCCTGAACAACATCAGGATATGCTAGACAAACACCCTCGTGTTCGGACAACCCGTGGCTTATACGCTAAGTACAAGGAGGAGCAAAAGAAAGACAAAGGGCCGACCAATGGAAATGGTGTGGGTAGTGGCAGTGGAAATACTAACAGTGGCTCTGGCAACTCTGGTAGTAATACTGGTAAGCCCAATGCACCGCCCAAAGATAAAGGAGGCGTAAACACAGAAAACCCAGACACTACTACAGTTATCGCCGATGCGACTATGATCGCAAGCAGTCTTATTGGTGTCGTTACCAATATGCTTGTGTTTGAGAAAACTCAAGGTAGGGGCGTAGGAGAAAAAGAACTTGCCTCTGCTATATTCCACGAGATCAGGAGTCAATCTGTAGAACAACTTACAGAATCTGAGATCGAAGATTATATAGAGGATAACCTCAAACGGACACTTAGTGTCATACAAAGATCACTTCCCACCCTAGATGTGATCGAGACCAACGTAGTAAGTATTCAAAAAACAATGGAGAGATTCTAATGAAAACCGCAGCACAAAAAAAACTATTCCAGACATTTGAGACAAGCTCTGAGAATAATGGTATCGTAGAGTTCAAGGAGAAGTTGCAACAGGCTCGTCGCTCTGGCTCAAGCTACCGTTGTCAAAAAGAAGCTAAAGAACGTGTGGAACTGTCTTTCCGATTTAACGACGATCTTATGCGACCTTATCAAGATACTTACCGTAATCAAATCCCAGCCGTCCTCTTGGCCATGCGTGACAAAGGCGCTTTAACTAAGGTTATCCTAAAGAAACTTCAACTGGCTGAAAGTGAGCAGCGCCTCGCACGTTACCTTTTTGAGTCTCAGAGCAAAGGCGAAACGTGGTTGATGAAAAAGTGGGCAGAGTTTGTCAAAGGTATGACTAAAGAAGAAATTGAATACTACACATCTTGGCTTGAAAACTTCTCCGGCCCTGATGAGAAGATCAACCAGAACTTCCCCTTTAAACCCAAGGAGAGAGCCACATGGCTGAACATGCACACCAACCCTGTCCATATGAAACGTGTGGCTCTTCCGATGCCTTTAGTTACAATACTGAGGGCTTCGGCAAGTGTCACGCTTGCAACCAAGGCTACCCGTCCAGTGGAAAAACATTCGGGTGCGCTAAAGAAAAGTA